GCGGGGAGCGCTGACCGTGGAGGGCGGCGCCGATGCCGCGTACGTCCTCGGCTTGCCGCCGGCCGATGCCGTCGCGTACTTCCGCCAGAAGGGCTGGCGGATCGGCTTTGACTATCAGGACGTCTGGCAGCGCGAGCATCAAGCGGCGTTCACCGTCGCGAAGGCCATGCAGACCGACCTGCTCGCCGACATCCGCGCGGCGGTCGATGCGGCGATCGCCGAGGGCAGCCCGCTGCGCGACTTCAACGACCAACTGCGCCCGCTGCTCGTGCGCCGCGGCTGGTGGGGGCGGCAGGAGATGGTCGACCCGGTGACCGGCGAGGAGCGCAGGGTGCAATTGGGCAGCGCGCGTCGCTTGAAGACGATCTACGACACCAACTTGCGCACGGCGCATGCCGAGGGGCAATGGCAGCGGATTCAGGCCAGCGCCGACGCGCAGCCTTACCTGATGTACGACCACACACCGAGCGCGCACGAGCGCCCCGAGCACGCGGCCTGGGATGGCCTGGTGCTGCCGGTGGACGATCCCTGGTGGCGGCTGCACTTCCCGGTCAAGGCCTGGGGCTGCAAGTGCCGGGTGGTCGCCCTCACCGATCGCCAGCTCAAGCGGCTGGGCAAGGGCGTCGACCAAGCGCCCGAGGAGACCTGGTCGGACTACACGAACACCCGCAGTGGCGAGACGATGCGCGTGCCGGCCGGCGTCGATCCGGCCTTCCACTACCCGCCCGGGGGGCGCCTGGCGAACCTCGCCAAACACCTCGCCGAGCGCATCGAAAGCGCGCCAGCGGAGATCGGTGCCGAGGTCATGCGAAGCGCGGCGGAGCGCGTGCTGCCGGCGCTGTTGCAGGAGTACACGGCCTGGGTCAATGCGATCGAGGCTGGCGGCCGCCAGGGGCTGGGTGGGCGCACCGTTGTCGGCGCCGTGTCGCCCGAAGTGGTCAAGGCGCTCGAGGGTCTCCCGGGCGACGCCGTGGCGCTGCACAGCGCTGCGCTGTCGATCGACCAGCGCGAAGTGGCGCACCTCTTCGCCTCCGCACGCAAGGGCGACAAAGCGGTCCCGCGGGAATGGGTGTATGCGCTGCCGGAGCGCCTGCAGCGCCCGCAAGCGGTGATCCTCGACGCCACGCCGGGCAGCGAGGCCCTGTTGTACGTCTGGAGCTTGGGCGAGCGCTACGTGCGCCTGGTCGTGCGGCCGAATTTCAGGCTGAAGGAAGGCGCCTACACCAACGCCGTGCGCAGCGCCCAGGTAGTCAACGGGCGGGACCTGCGCGGCCCGGCCTTTACGCTGCTGGCAGGGGAGCTGTAACCGGCGGGCGGGACGCCACCCTGGTCGAACCAGGCGACCCCGCATGACCACGGCGCTCGCGCGCGCTGATGTCTGACGGCGCTTTTCCAGACCCTCGCGCCGGTCGCAGCCCTGTCAGTATAGATCAGCGGCGGGCGGGAGGAAAAAAAGCCCCGGACCTGCCGGGGCACAGAAACGCGCCGAGCGGACCATCACCCCCACTCGACCAGTTCGTCGGCGAGCTCGCGGGCCATGATCAGCAGGTCGCAGGCGACGTTCTGCGCGATGCTCTGATCAGCCGGGCTCGACCCCTCGATCATCGACTCGGCGGCGATCAGCAGCGACGACACCCGCCCGGCGAGCGCGTGCAGCGCATCGGTGGAGGCCTCCCCGAGGACCGGCGGCTTCATCGCGCCACCTCGCCCGACAGCGTCGCCGCGAGCGTTTCCTGCTCGCGCGCGATCCAGCGCTCGAGCGCCTCGCTCGCCGACGGGCGCGTTCCCGGCGCGCCGTCCTCGGGAATCGCGATCGGGTACTTGTCGCGGATCACCAGGCTGGCCGTCGTGCGCGAGACGCGCAACAGGCGGGCAATGTCGGCCTGGCTGATCCCTTCGGCGTGCATCGCCTTCGCCTCGCGCACCACGGCTGCGGTGACCCGGCGCACGCCGCGCTGGTTGGTCTCCAGCAGCCCGATGTACTTGGCCGTCACGTCGATCTGCATCTGCATCGTCGTCATGCCCGCCGCCAGCGTCGCCATGTGCCCCGCGACGCGCTCGACGGAGCCTGCCATCGTGTCGACCGATCCGGCCATCCTCCCAATCTGCGCGTCGAGGCGCGGGGAACGGACGACCGCCGGCGGCGGCTCGCCGACTTCGTAGCGCCCGCTCTTGCGGATCGCCGGTAACACTTCGCGGGTGACCCACTTCTTGAATGGCTTCGCCTCGGGCTTGCGACTGCCGAGGACCAGGCTGTACAGGCCGGATTCGTTGATGATGCTCATCGATTGGGCGCCGCCAGGGGTGCGGACTAAAGCCGTACCCTTCTCGTCTTCGTCGAGCCGGGTCATTCCGTCGTCGGTGCGGCTGATTCCCAGTGCCGCGCACACGTCTGCGGCAACGAACCATGGCTCATCGTCGCGCACGATGACGCGCACGGAGCCCGTGGTAAAGCTGAAAATAGCTGGGTTGAGGTCTTGCTGACTCATGGTGAAGCTCCTATAGGTTCCGTTGCGGACCGCCGGGCAGTAGTCGGCGGGCGGTCGGGACTCAACTAGGCTCTATAGGAAGCCCGGCGCGCATTCCCCTTGCGGGTCTTGTATTCGGCGCTCTCGTCCCGACCAGAAAAAGCAAACGCCCGCGGGGAGCGGGCGGCGATGGCTGCCGGTCGGAGCAGCTACCGCCTATAGGTTCAGTGCCGCCAGTCTGCGCCGTCTCGCCCGTAAACGCAAGCAGAATTTAACGCGCCGATCTGCTAAGCTGAGGGTTTATTGGGTCCCGCTGGAGTTGGTGTATGAAAGCCTCTGTTGGTGTTGTGTTTCTCGCCTGCGTGCCCCTCGCGGCCCCGGCGCAGACCCTTTACAGGTGCACCGAAGGCGGCATCATCCGGTATGCCGATCGTCCCTGCGGCAAGTCGGCCGTGCTGATCAGCAGCCAGCCGCCCGCGGCGCGAGAGCATGTGGTGCCGCATGACAATGCTCAGACCACCGCCGCGCGCGCGGGCGCAGAGCCCACGGATCTGGCTGAAGTACAGCGCCAGCGCCAGGCGTACCTCGCGCAGATGGCTAAAGAGCGGCGCATCCGCCAACTGGAATTCGACATTCGGGACGCCGAGCGCCAGCTTGATGCGGATCTCGATGTGCTGCGACGGCGCCAGGGGCAGGCCGCAAACAATTTGGCTGGGGCGACCTGGATAGGCGGCATTGCGCAGGAGATGCAAGCGGTGACGGTCAAGGGCAACGCCCGTATCGACGCCCTGCGTCGTGAGCTGGCCGATCTGCGCGCCGGCAAGTCAGTGAACTGACGCGCCTCGCGCGCCGCTTCGCGCGCGAAGCGCTGCAGCCGGGCGGAAGCCAGCGCTCGGGAGGCGAGCGCACAGTCGCCCCTGAAGGCGTTTTTTTGCACGGGGGGTGCACCCCTACTATTCGCCGCTGGCCAATCGTTGAACGTATACCCGTTTAACGCCGGTTTTTACGCGGGTTCCTGGGGTGGTCCTACGTGGGTTTCTCTGGCGTGCGGCGCTCTGCCGGCGCCGGGACCTGTCATGGCGGCGGTGCGTGCCGCGCGCGCGATCTGTAGCGGGAAGGGGAATCCGTTCCTCCTGGGCTGCCGCGTTCCCGCCCCCGACAATGGCGGCATGCCAACCGCCCCCCTTCGTAGAGATGAGATGCCGGCGCCAGCCAGCCCCCTTGGGGGTGTGCCGGGCGCGGGTGATCCGTTGTGCGCGGTTGCTGCTTTGGCGGTCAGTCTGCAGAGCGCCGGCGTGGCGCCGGCGGCGTTTCGTCTGTTGCCGTTCGGGCGTTTTCGTGCGGCCGACGGGTCGGGGCGTCCGGTCGACGTGGCTGAGGGGTGGCTGCTCGATGCTGCCGGCGCCGAGTCGCTGGTGGCCACCTTCGCTGCGCGCAGCGATGCGCGGGTGATCGATTATGAGCACCAAACGTTGCGGGCCGAGCATAACGGGCGCCCTGCCCCGGCGGCGGGGTGGATCGGTCGTTTGGAAGTGCGCGAGGACGGGGTGTATGCCGCAGGCGTCGAATGGACGGCGGCTGCGGCGGCGCACATTGTGGCGCGGGAGTACCGCTTCATCAGCCCGGTATTTACCTATGACACGGACTCGGGGAGCGTGCTGGAGGTGGTGCATGCGGCGCTGGTAAATTGCGCCGGGCTCGATGGGTTGACCGATCTGGCGGGGGTGTCGGCGCTCGTGGCGCGCCGACTGGGCGCCGCCTCGGTCGCCAGTCCCTTTGAAGAGGAGATCGTTATGAAAGCATTGTTGGTGGCGCTGGGGTTGCCGCAGGTGGCTACCGAAGACGCTGCGCTTGCCGCGTTGGCGGCGCTCAGGCAGTCCCACGCGGAGGAGTTGGCCGCTTTGCGGGTGCAGGTTGGTGGGGTGCCCGATCCGGCCGCCTATGTCGCGATGAGTGCGTACGTTGCGCTGCAGAGCGAGTTGGCTGCCCTGCAGGCGAGCGTCGAAGGCGCGCGGCACGAGGCCCTGATGGTTGCCGCTCTGGCTGACGGGCGGATTTTGCCGGCGACCGAAGCGTACTGGCGCAGCGCGCCGGTGGCGGCGCTGCAGGCTTACCTCCAGGTGGCGCAGCCGATGGCGGCGCTGAGTGGTATGCAGTCCGGCGGCAAGGCGCCCGAGTCCGGCGGCAAGGCGGCGTTCGCGGTGCCACCGGGGTTTGTTGTCGACGCTGAGCGTCTGGCGTTGCATCAGCGGGTGGTGGCGCATGCGGCGGCCCACCAGGTGCCCTACGAACAGGCGCTGGCCGCGCTGTCTGGGCGCGGTTGAGCGCCCTCCTTCAACTGCACTGAAAGGACTTGCTGATGGGTGCTCAGTCGACCCCCGTCTTGACGCTCTCCCGCGTCGCCAGCGGCGCTATTGTCGCCAACCGTTTTGTGACTGTCGCCAACGCCCAGGCCGGAGCCGACGCCAATGCGCTCGGCGTGAGCGTCTCTGCGGCGGTTGCCGGCGAGGTAGTGCCGGTCGATGTGATCGGATCGACGATCGTCGAGGCGGGGGCGGCGGTGGCCGCCGGTGCGACGGTAAAGAGCGATGCTTCCGGTCGGGCGATTACCTGGGCGACCTCGGGCGCCAAGGTGGGGGTGGCGCTCGATGCTGCGACGGCGGCAGGGCAGATGATCGAGGTGCTGTTGATCCCGAACGTCGCCTGACACCGCGCCTCGCGCCCCTCTCTATCGCCCTTTCAAGGAGATCTTAAATGCCCCAACTCTCACCCTCTCAATCGCGCGTTGTCGATGCAGTGCTGACGTCTGTCGCGCAGGGGTACCGCAACGCTGACATGGTCGGCCTGGCTCTGTTTCCCTACGTGCCCGTGGATCAGCGCGGCGGCAAGGTCATCTCGTTCGGCAAGGAGGACTTTTACCTCTACGCCGGGGCGCGCGCGCCGGGTGCGCAAACCAAGCGTGTCACCTTTGGGTATTCGGGGGGCAGCTACGCGCTGACGCAGTTCGCCCTCGAGGGCGTCGTACCCGTCGAGCTGATGCAGGAGGCGAGCGCGGGCCCCGGCATCGACCAGGCGCGCCTGGCGGTCGCTCGTGTGCAGAATATTATCGCCCTCAACCTGGAAAAGGCGCAGGGTGACCTGGCGACAAATGCCGCCAACTACGCGGCCGCCAACAAGAATGTCGGGCTGAGTGGTAATGGCCTGTGGTCGGATGCGGTCAACTCTGACCCGATCGCCAATGTCGAGACCGGGAAGGAAGCCATCCGTGCGCAAACCGGCCGGTATCCCAATACGCTGCTGATCTCGGCGCTGACCTACAAGGCGCTGCGCGTGCACAGCAAGATCGTCGACCGTATCAAGTACACGGGGCGCGACGTGGCGACGCCGGAGCTGCTGGCGAGCCTGTTCGGGGTCGCCAATGTGGTCGTCGGCGGGGCGGTTTACGCCGACGCGAGCGGCAACTTGACCGACGTTTGGGGCAAGACTGCGGTGTTGGCGATTACCGAGACGGCGACGCTCGCCGACCTCGGTGTGCCGAGCTATGGGTATACCTACCGTCTGCGTGGGGCGCCGATCGTCGAGGTACCGTACGAAGACCGGCAGGCAAAGAGCTTCGTGTACCCGGTGACCGACGAGGTCTCCGCGGTGATTGCCGGGGCGTCCGCCGGCTATCTGATTTCGCCGACGGTGGCCTGATGTCCAGCCGACACCGCCGCTACCTCGCGCGCGGCCCGCTCACGGTGGGCGGGCGCGACTGGCGTAGCGGAGACCGCTTCCTGGCGTACCCGGACGCGATGGCCGAGCATCTGGCCAGCGGTGCTGCCGTGCCGTCTGCGCCGCCCGCTGCCGATGGGCCTGGTCTGGACGGCGCGACAGTGGCGACGGATGCGCGCGCGCCGGCCCGCGCTGAGCCTCGCGCGCGATGAGTTACGTCACCCCCGCCGACCTGGTCGGCCGCTTCGGTGCCGAGGAAATCGCGCAGGCGGCCGACCGCGGCACGCCGCGGCGCTTGACGTCCGAGTTGCTCGCGCTCGCG